TTACAGTCGTGTAACATTTAAAAAGCCCACTTCAGAATGCCCGGGTGGCGAAATTGGTAGACGCAAGGGACTTAAAATCCCTCGGTGGCAACACCGTGTCGGTTCAAGTCCGACCCCGGGCACCATAGCGTAGATGCTCTCTCCGACAAAGGATGTTCCTTTGCCCTGCGTTAACAGATGGTCAGTATACCTATAATAATCAGGTTGGTACAACCCCCGATGTTAAGGGTGGACACTTCTCAAAAAAACACCGATCACCTATTCTAGCGTGACCGGGGACTGCCTATGTCTCTTTACTACTTTTTGAACATCTTTGTAAGCTGCTGTACGCCGAAGCTAGCAGCAAATACCACGCCGACAGCCGTCTGGTAAAAACTAGGCATTGCCTCTAGGGCCGCGAAGCCGTCCTCCACCACCTGGGTGTGGCCAGTGAATGCCAGGATCAAAGGTATGCTGACCAAAATTGTTAACCACTCATCTTTCCAAGATCCAGATGATGCCTCAGCCATTGTCTGGTTCCACTCGAGTTCGCCTGTGACTACCTTGGTCCTGATCGCGGTTTGGGCTCGGATGTTTTCTACCTGGAACTCTGCCTGGGCTTTCTTTTTCTCTAGGTGGCCGTTGACGGCTGTCCCAACTAATCCCAGGATGGGACTTATTAAAGCTTGCAACATCTAAGCACTCCTTATCATGTCCGCGACTTCGTCAGCCCGGCGGCCAACTTGTTCGGCGTACCTAGAATCTAGCAGCTCATCAGCGGCTGCCTCGAAATCGCCATCGCGTAAATAGGCCAGTGTTTTCTTGAACTGCATGAGCCTGGGGATGCCCATGTTAAACGATAGATTGACCAGGGCTTCCTGTACCTGCTCGGGCATCTTAGAAAAGAAACTGACGCTTCTCTTAAGTTCAACAATAGCCTCTTCTATGTCTTCGTCTAGCATCAGTTCCATGACTGCTGGGCTAATACCTTTCTCCTGTATGTTGTGGCCGACACCTATCGTCCAGATGCCCAGCGTGTCTTGGTACATATCTAGCCTGGAGCCTTCGTGCCGGGTTATGGTTTCTCTCAGTCGTTCAGTATTCATTTTGACTTGTCTCTCTTTAGTAGTTTCTGGACAGTGTCCGATTCAAAAATGCGAAGGCCGAGCCAAGCAATTGTAAAAAGTGATGCGGTGGGAGGTAGCCAGGCTGCCATCGAAAAGAGGGCGGTGCCGCCAGCTGCAATATCAATCATATCTTTAACTTCATCATCCATTTGCTTGTCTCGCGATTACTGTAATAATTAAATAGATTCCATAGGCCATTGCCGAGAGTGCCAGGCAAGCTATTGAATTCCACATGAACGATCTTCGCCGACGAGCTTGAGCATAGACAGTAGCTTCGCGCTGCTCTCGTATCTTTCTTCTGAGGTCTACGAGTTCTTGATAGCCCCCTGTTCCGTAGGTATAGAGTAGGAGGGTGCGTAGTTCGTTTTCTTGTTTGTTGACTTTCTTTTGTTGAACATAAATATCCATTGCCTCTTGCTCAACACTTTTTTTTGATACAAGGCGTTTAAACAAGGGTGGGTTGTGGGCTTCTCTTTTTGCTTCATTAAAATCTGCTACTGCTCCGTACCATATACCGATTTGTGACAGTGTCGATTCGATTTCGTGACCAGCGGACACCATGCGTTTAACTGTGTTGAAGGCTTTTGTTGCAACCGCAATAGCTGTGAATGGGTCAATCATGAATCACCGCCTTCTTGGGGTTTTTATAGATGGGAACGCAGTACGCCGTCACTGGAGTCCGTGATCTGTGGGTGTTCGGGCTTTGGTACATGAGGTGTCTTGCGAAATAATTACAGCGAGTTAGTGATCTCCAATAGCTAGTGGCTTTTGCATCCACCGTGCCATTGAGCGACACCGTGAGTGCGAAAACTAAAAGCATCTTGTGCCATCTCCTTACTGTTTGGCGCGGCCGATATTTAAAGCAACAAGGTCTAACAACTTCTGTGCTTTGCCAACCAGATTATCGTCTTTCTTTGTTTCCGTTATTGCAGCCACTGCGCTGGCAATGGCCACAAGAGCGGTGCCTATGTTTATAAAATTCCAGATCATTTCCATTTTATTCTCCTTCGAGTGCAGTTAATCTTGCTTCTAAAGTTTCGACTTTTGCAGATAATTCTTGTATTGCCTTTAGTGCAATTGTATTTAATCCGCTCATTATGATTCCTCGCTTGCATCAATACGCGCTTGGGGCCGAAGGGCTAAAACATCATCTGGGATCGCTGTACCAGTTTCTGAGTGTCGGGTAATGTACCAATCGGTAGACGCGAGGTATGCAAGACTATTTTTCTTTGTGATTAACTGAGTAGCCGCCGTATTAGCGGCTTCATCTACGATAACTTCTGAGCCGCTCCACTTATAGTTCTGCCCGAAATCTGGTTGGTCGGGGAGGTTATCTAGACGCATAAAGCCCCCCGTAGGGTTGCTCACAATAAATGCTTGTTCTTGAGCAACTGTATAATCCAAATCTATTACCACTACTTTGTCATCATCTAGTTTTCTAACAATCATTATTATGCCCCCTCGTTGTAGAGTGCTGTCGCTTCTGAAGATGAAACAGCTTTATTAAATATCCTGAACTGGTCAACAGAGCAGTCAAAATAACCCATTGAACTAATTACATTGGTTGGATTATACGAATGACTACGGCTTCCTATCTCCCCGCCGTGCCCACCAGACTGGTTGCTGTGGCCGAGGGTAGCTACAGCGGAGGTAGCATGTAGAGAGCCATTCTTGTATAAAGTTGTAGTGGCATTCGTATTACCGACCACTACAAAGTGATCTCCATCTGCAAGAGAGAATCCGGTTATACCACCATACATCTCGTTGTCAACGGTAGTTGATTGTCGCCAACATTGACCGCTATAAATGGCGGTACCCCTCCCCCTGTTTGCTGAACGCGCGTTAAATGAGAAAGGTAAAGTACTAGCCGGTAAAGTTCCCTTTCGTGTGAGCCAGAAAGAGATAGTAAAGGCATCGGTCCGCCTAAACGTGTTGGCAATAAAAGGTAGTAGTATTGAGCCTGTACCATTAAAGTTAGCCGTTTTTGTACCATACATAGCTTGCCTAGCCGGTGTTAAACTAACCCCCGCTTGTACTTGTCCATCATAGTTGCCGCCCGTGTCTACAGCATTACCGTCAAATTGCCATAAGGCTTTAGCACTACCATCTCCAAAGAAGTCATACGCGCCACTAAATCTAGTAGCAGGGACAATATCCTCTGACTCGTGCGTAAGGCTTTGCCATACGTTATTGTTACTGGTGTTGTCTCGACATATGTACATAGATCCCGAAGTTGTATTGATCCAGATATGGCCCTCATCCGCAGGGTTAGTGGTAATGGTTGGGTCGGTATTAGCCCCTTGTATTCCCGCGCCTCCTACGGTTGTAGTTGAACTAACAATCAACCCATCAACAGTGGCTGTGCCTGAGGCAGACAGCGTAGTAAACGCGCCAGTGGATGCACTAGATGCGCCAATGGCTGCCCCATCTATAGTGCCGCCATCGATATCTGGGGTGTTGATGTCGGGGCTTGTCAGCGTTTTATTCGTAAGAGTTTCACTTCCGACAACTGTGGCAACACCCGAATTTAGCTTGGTGTGATCTGCATCGGTAAAAACATTCGAATCTGTTGCGGCCTCAACAGCCGCTCGAATCTCTGCGTTGGTTTGATCTGCGGTTGCAGAGGCTTCAACGGAGTCTAAAATCGTGACGTTTAAATCAGCGATGTCTCTTGCTTTTGACATTAGTTATTCTCCAGTTATACGCCAGTTTCCAATGATGCTTGGTATGCCGCCACCACTGCTTCGGTATGTACAGCCGCACAGATTGCTTGGACTTTAGGGTCTTCATTCGTGCAGTCGTGGTCTGGGGTGCATACATGCCTATGGAATGATGAAGATAAAGCTACACCATCTTCTAATACTCTGGTTGCAGTGCGTACTTGCACCGTGCCGTTCTCTAATACTTCTACCTTATCGACTACTGTTTCTTTAGTTAATGCCATGTTATTTATTCCTGTCTGTGCCTACCGTCCGATAGGCGTATGGTTGTTATGTTGCTTCGTAGACCATCATCCCGAAGATTTTAACCGTGTTTGAACAATGGGTGTCAGAAACAGAGGCATAAGCAGTTAACTGTTGTTGTCGGACATAGATATTTCCGTCTGACCAGACCATGCCATAGACACCATTTTGAGGCCAACTTACGCCGCCGCTTTCGCAAATTATAGTCCCCGCGTTGTTTTGGTGAGAACCGTAGCTTGCTATGGGAAGTCCGTCAATGGTGATGCCGCCATTGGAACTTCCTTTGCTTGATAGAAGAATATCAAAAGAGGCGTAAACCATCCGACCAATTTTAGTGTAATGCCCAAGTTGCTTAGTGTAGACCACACCTACGGAACTTCCAGCAAAGTTAATGGTTGGAGTCCAAGTACCCTCCTCATAGTCATCCAAAAGTCCACTTGTTCCAGAACCCGCAGTAGCACTAAAATCTATGCCTTTGCCTGATGTGCCGATGACTAGGTTGCCACCACCAATAGTTACATCGCCATCATTGTCTAAGACTAACGTTTTAGTTCCATCAACCGCCCCAACAGAATTCACTACAGCTAGTTTTATGTGTCTATCTGCCGTTGCGTTGTTTCCTTTTAAGAATATAGCACCGCCAAATGAACCCGACCACATAGGTATGTTGTTGCCTATCTGGATTTTACCTGAGCTATCTATTCTCATGCGTTCGACCCCAGCAGAGCCTAGACTTAATGTTGATGCCGCGCCATAAGGTATAAGGCTAACGGTTGTGTCTCCTTTTTGAGAGATAACAAAGTAGTCGCCGCCTGACGCATTTGCACCAGAGGCATCAAATATTAAATCCGCATGTCGAGAACCTGCTGTAGCAGAGGCGTAGTTGTAGTTTAGAATCCCCGCGTTGTTAGCCGCTGTTGCATCGTTAGTTGCTATCTTGAATCCCAGTGTTCCAGTGGTGTGCGATACATCTAAACCATCAGCTACCACAGTACCAGTAACGTCTATGCCTGTGGAGGTGGTGTATAGTTTGGGGTTTCCATCGTGATACACACCAACTTCACCGCCTACTGTGCCATATAAAAAGTTTGCGCCAGTGGCATTTTGCAATCGTAAAGTTGCTGATGAACGAATGTTTAAACTGCCAGTCCCAGTGTCGGCTATATAACTATTTGACCCATCGTGATAAATCTCTAAATCATCACCAGCACCGAACGTAGCCTTGTCGCTGTCGCCTAATGCAATGCCACCGTTGGCTGTGATTTCTCCTGTAAAGGTCGCTCCTGCCAATGCTGCTTTAGTAGCAATACTATTGGTCACAGTAGTCGAGAAGTTAACGTCATCGCCCAGGGCTGCCGCTAGTTCATTCAAAGTATTAAGCGCAGCGGGTGAGCTATCGACTAGAGCAGAAACAGCACTGTCGGTATAACCTGTGTAGTAACTACCGTGCTGCCCATCTAGCTTGTCGGCGTTGAAATTCGCAAGTACAAAAGTACCGTAGGCAACTACCTCAAGGATGTCACCAGTGGCTGCACCAGCAGCTAATACAATGTTAGTTCCTGTAGTCGCTGTGAAGTCAGTACCGTTGACCAAACGTAAACCACTCAGGTATACATCTAGAAATCCAGCGTCATACCCAAGCGTCTGGCTGTTAGCATCAGAGCCGCTAAAGGTTGTCTGGTTGTTAGTTGCGACAAACTTGAAACGTGCCGAAGTTCCATTGACTGAACTGCCCGCAGGAACCCAACCACTGGAGCCATAGACTTTCATAGTCTGGCTAGATGTGTCGAAGTACAGCGTACCTTGAACAAGCGTCCCGCCATCGTTGTCAACGGTAGGCGCAGATGACTTTGCTCCAAGCATCCTGTCATCAAAAAGATCGTAACTGGCGGCAGCGGATGCCGCAGACGTTGATGCTTCAGATGCTTTGGTGGTCGCGGTCGATGCGCTATTAACGCTCGTAACTTTTGACGCTTCGGAGGCGGTAGCAGAAGTAGCAGCTTGCGAAGCTTTTGTGGTAGCGGTTGCTGCGGAGGTACTTGCTTCAGATGCTTTCGTTGTTGCGGTTTGTGCGCTTGCTGAAGCATTATTCTGAGCAGTTACGGCGGCATTCTTTGCTACAACCGAAGCATCTTTAGCCGCAACGGACAAAACTTTAGCTGCAACACTTGCATCTTTGGCAGACACCGAAGCGTCTTTAGCAACCACTGCGGCGGCTCTAGCTGTCTCTGCGTCAGCAGCTTTTGTTGAGGCTGTTGAAGCGGAGGTACTCGCCTCAGATGCCTTTGTCGTGGATGTGGCTTTTGAGGCTTCGGACGCTGTAGCTGAAGCTGCACTTGCGGTCGCAGAGTTGGCACTTGCAGACTGTGCGGTTTCCGCATTGGTCTCAGCAGTTTCTGCGGCAGACTTAGCAACCACCGCTGCATTCTTTGCAGAAAGAGAAGCCTGTCGCGAAACTTCGGAAGCTGCCGCCGAAGCCGCATTATTAGTTACATTTGCAGACGCAGATGCGGCACTCGAAGCCGCTGAAGTGGCACTGGCTGCTGCTGCGGTTGCAGAGGCCGCAGCACCGGATACCGAACTTGCGATTGCGGTGTTCTGAGTGTTGGACGGTCCAGTATTACTAAAAAAAGATGACTTAGACATGAGGGCTCCGAATTAGTGGTATTGATATGCTGGGCGTATAGCCTGGAGGCTACCCGTTATTTCGGCATCGTAAGCCTGGTCCTGGATCTCTACCATGAACTGATTGTATTTCTGTTCAAAGAGTACCTGGCGCTCGTCCAGGTAATAGTCGCTGGCGTAGGTGAGCGCGGCATAAATGAGGAGGTCGCTACCGACTGCTGCCAGGCTATTTTCATCGCTGTCTGCCGTCATCGCGGCAAACTGTGCGTAGTAGTTAAGTATGAGCTTGCCGGAGGAGGGTACCGGGGTGATTAAGAATGACCCACCCTCCCTGGCGAAGAAGTGGGGATTGCCGATTTCCGAAGTGGATTTTCGATTGAGCATTTCGCTCATAGGAAGACGGTCCAGGGTATGACTAGCGAAACTAAGATCGATGCCTTCGATGAAATCATTGGGTAGCAATACCGAAGGTGTAGAGGCCGTAATTGTATAGGTATGCGTCTTCTCCATACTTGGGATTCGGATGCTCCGTTGAATCCTCGCGATAGCCTGGTCAATAAAAGTATTGGCAAGGGCATCGGTGATGTCGCTTCGGTTGAGCAGTGCCTTAAAGTGAGTTCTTATTTGACCGAGGTTCATTAGCTATACCTGTTTTTTGGTGGTGAGAAATGCGTCGAGATTTTGCTGCTTTAGCCGAGCTACAATTGCATGAGCTGGCTCTGTCATGATGTCAAATCCTTCGCGGAGCCATTGCTCGACAACAGCAACCGGGACACTGGCAACAGACATATATTCGTTTTCGCTTTGGTTCAAACTATTTTCCCGGGTGTCTTTTAATCTGTCTAAGAAGTCCTGAGAAATATGCTGAGTATGAGCAAAAGTAAAATTGTGGTCATCGTGGTCCTGAATAAGCCTGGTGCCTAAATCATGGACAATTGGACTGGGTTTATCTTGGTCTAACATAGGGGTCTCCTTAAAAAAAATAAATGGGAATACTGCAATAGAAAAAAGTAAGGAGAGCGAAACCTTTTCTCTACCACAGTACCCCCAAAGTCTAGCTAACCGGGATCAAGAAAGTCCGGTGATCATTCCACAACTTGCGAAAGAAGAATGCTTTAAGCTCGTTTCCCCGAGAACGAGATGATGATCGGCATCGCCATTCCGCGCTAACAATGTGCGAGTGAACGGACGCAATTGACACTGCTTCCACATCGACGGATCAATCAACAGAGCGTGGGTACTTAGTTGATTACGGTTGATAAGTACGCGCAGAGTTCCGAAACTCGTTACGAGTACTTCTATAGCGGCGGTCAGGGTTTTGCTTTGACCGAAGTCGCGGGTACGAGAAGATGCAGTAGTGAAACCAGAGATGATTCCAGCGTCCGCAGGCTTTACCATCAGAATTGATGGGTCAGAACCGTTGGTATAAGTAGTCTGATGCAAAGCTAATAATTTTGCTTCTGTAAGAGCATCGGTGCTATTGCTTCCCGCATCGAGCGTAGTAGAGATCATCTGAGTGGCTGATGCCATCTTCCGAGCTGCACTTGCCGATCCAACCACGGCTGCCTGGTCAATACCGACCATAGCCTTTTCAACGTCGAGCTTGATAGCTTTCAGTGTCTTAGCAAGAGCATAGGCTGTCTCTTTCGCACGGCCATGATTCTTAACGGCCTCTACTGTACCAGCGATCTTAAATGACTCGCCAATGATCTGAGTAGTGTTAGATCGGAGGGTAGGCTGCCCTACACTTGTGTCTGAGCTATTTGCTCCTTCTACGAGGGCATTCACGCCCGCAGCGCGTACAGAATCTTCCATCCACTCGAATGTACGAGCGTGGACTTTCTCTGTTTTGATTGCTGCTTGGAAGGGTGTTGAGGTTGGAGAGATATTGGCGATAGTTGAGGAAACGTCCTCGCTCATCCCGACCACTTGATATGTTTGCAACGTAGCCATTGTTAATTTACCTTTTTAGAAAATTGAATAGGGTTAATCCCAGCCAGACATAATTGCATCTGCTATATCGTCAAGATCATTACCACCGGACGCACTGTTACGCAGTCTGTCCTGAGCCGCCTGAGCCTTCTGTTTTGAAACGTCAGTCTTAGTCGGGGCTGCTTTCTTTGATCTTAAAATTTTCTTAGCTGCTGTTGATTTCTTGACGGTGGCAACCTTTTTACTTTGATCGTATAGTCGCGCTTTGTTCAAAAGCATAATGACATTTGGATCGGTAAATTGGTTAACCGCTGATTCGTCAAGTCCTCTCGATACCGCATACTGGCGAATATCGTTATACATAGAATTAGACCATTCTGGAATTTCTGCCTGGAGAACCTTCACACATTCTTTCGCAGATTCCTGCTGTTGCTGTGCTTGTTGTTCCCGGGCATAACCCATAAATTGATCGGACTCTTCAGTTAGAAACTTAAGATCATCGTGAGCTAATTTACTCTCGGCTCTGAGGGCGGCGAAGTCATCGGCAGACATTTGTTTACTCGCTAGGAGCATGTCAACATCTGCGTAGGGCTTGTACCGTTCTTCAGCGCGAGAGATCATCGCCTGTAATGTTGCTTGTGACTTTTGCAGAGACTCTTCGGCCTGTTTTTTCTGGGCTGATGTCTCTTGAGACTTTCGGGTTAAAGACTGCTCTTGACCGTAGAGTCTTTTCAAGTCTTTGATAGATGCCTGCTTGGTCTCGCCATCGACAGTGATTTCAACCAGGGTATCTTCGTCCAGGTCTATTTCTTCTACCTGGTCTTCCTGGTCATCTTCACTTTCTTCTGCGTCTTCATCAGGGTCCTCACTTTCTTGATCTTCATCTTGGTCTTGGCTTTCTTCGTTTTCAGATTCGTCACCTATCTCATCGGTGTCTTCATCCGTTGCCTCTTGAGTATCTTCAGATACCTGATCTTCATCAGGGTCATTCCAATTTCCAAGAATTGCTTCCGCAGCATCATCGACAGAGTCGAGACCTGGGTATTCCGAAGTGGTGTTACTTTGGACGTTGTCTGACATGGTCCTATTCCTCTTCTGAGCGGCTTTCGCTTGCTCTCTCATTAATTTGATCGCGTACAGCGACACGTTCTTTCAGTGTGTCTACCAAGTTAGCTAATGCTCGATACCCTTGGTAGGTTGCTTCTCTTTCTTTTTCTTGGCTGTCACCAGACATACAGAACTTCTCAAATGTAGTCTCGATCAAGCTGTTCACTACTCCACTAAACGCTTGGCTATTAAGCAATGCTTCCGCGTCATCTCCTTCTGCTACTAGGTTTTCTTCAGTTTTCATTTTGCGTCTCCTTAAGACATAAAAAAGCCCACCGAAGTGGGCATGGTGTTCCCGGCTATCTCTAGTTCGGGCTTGCTATTGCAGTTATCTCTTCAGCCTGTCTTGCTAGTGCCAGTTCGGCATTTGCAATGACTCTCTTGTGATCTAACTGATCTTCTTTGTGATCCATGTTATCGCTGGCAATAGCTAACTGGTTCTCTAGCTTGGCCATTTCAATATCATGTTTCATCTGAGCGATCTGCTGCTCAACCTGGAGCTTCATTTCTGCTACGGCTGTTTGCCGCTCTTGGAGTTCCATTTGCTGCTGGAGCATTTGCTTTTGTAACTCTTCACTTGGGTCCGGCTGTGGCTCTGGCAGATCGGCAGGGTTGGTCAGATACGAATCGACATCTTTGATACCAGACATCACCATAATCTTCTTGGCTAGTTCGTATTGATTTTCAGGTCCATACATTGCGGCCAGGTTAGGGTCGGTGGATAGCATGCCGTGTAGCTGTACATACTTCTCAGCTTCCTTCTGCTGTTCGCCATAGCCAAGGTGCATCTCGATGACCACATCGCGTTTATCTTTCCAAGCGCGAGGGTTGACGGCGATGTACTTACCAGCCAGGTCCACGATCTTTTCTTCAGACTCATTCTCAACACACAGTAGATAGACTTCTTGAAACAGTGGCTTTACAAACTGACTAGCGAAGTTCCTGGCGATTATCTTCTGGCGCTGCTGAGACATGGTCGCTAACTGCTCAACCATCGCTGCCGAATTTTGGTGAGAAAGCGCATCTTTGTTGATGCCTTGAGACATCCTAGATACGCCAGTGGTGTCCTCTTTGTCCTCATCCAACATCTGGATAGTCTGGAATACAAACGGGTTTAACGGAGCCTGGAGCATGGGTGTAACAGCGTCCGGGCGAGTAGTGTTTACAATGCCGCCGACTCGTGACTCGATCAGCTCCTTTGGGTTGGTCAGGGAGCCTTTAAGAACCATATAGCGCGGGTTATTTGCAATCATCGCGTGATCTAGAATTGACCTAGTTAATACTGTCCTGGCGTTCTGTGTCGCGATTATTTTGGCGCTGTAGTTAGTACCAAAGAAGGCGTGAGGTATAGGCAGGGGACAGAAGGCCACGAATGGTCTCCTGGTTGCCTTAGACTTCTCGAGCATCTGGTTGCCAGCTTTAACGACACGGTACAGCTCGGCCTCTCCTGTGCCCTCAACATCGAGCATGATGTAGGCTTCATAGACCATGACCGTGCGGACCTGGTCCTGATAATCATCACTAGAAAACGCTCGGCCATTGCCTGTATTTTCAAATCGAGCCATGACCTCTGGATCAGTTTCCATGTCAACATCGTTATGCTCACCAATCTTCTCTATCTTGTCTTCGTCGTAGCCTAGCTGTCGCAGCTCACTGAGTGTCTTCTTTGTGCGGTGAGCGCAGAAACCGACATCGTCTAAACTCTTAGCCTGGGCTTCAATTAGAAACTCTTCGGGGGCTATGTTCTCTATGACCACCTGGCTAGTGTCTACCTCGATACTGATAGTGCCTGTGTGTAGCCCAAGGTCATCCTCATCATCTTCGACCAGGTCAACGCCGTCTTGCGCCAAAAGAAAATCAAGCTCATCTTCTGTAAGGTCCTCAAACTCCTCGTAGTCATATTCCATAGACTCATGCCAGAAGACTTTGACTACGCCTACCCGGGCTACCAATCCGTCAAATATAGCACCGGACATTATGCTGTAGAGGTCGTTCTGGCGGTGCATGACATAGTCAGTATATTGGGTACAAACCTGCGACATCTCAACGTCTTCGCCATTCTGTGGGGCAAACTTTACGTTCTGATTACCTGAACTAAAAGTTTCTAACAGGGCAGCGCGAAGGCTCTCGACTGCGTCATAGACATCAAGCGAGACATACTTAGAATTGCCATCATGCATTGGGCGTGGCAGTGTACCGTTATAATAGTCAATGACTTTGCTGCGCTCAACCGACAACTCAGAATTCGAGTAGCCGACTGACCTGCCTATGCAATCGTCGAGCAGGGTGACGATGTTCTCATCATCGAGCTTCTTATAGTCTTTTTTAGTCATTTTATACCATCTCAATATAGTAATTGTCAGTCGATTCGATTGGTTCCCAGGCACCCTGGTGAACATGATTTGCTAAGGCCAACGCCATGACACAGTCATCAAAACAGCCAGACTCTGCCTGCATAGCACCGCTTTCGGTGACGATATAACTCATCATCTCCCTTACCGTGACTTTGTCATTCAGCTCGATGTTGCCATCACGCATTTCTGCCCTGAGCTGATCAATGATCAAAGGCTTGGTCTTCGATGTTGTCGTAAAGCCTAGCTTGATCGTTTCGCGGTCCGTCAGCTTGTCTACCTGGACCTCGGTATAAAAGTTCGGATAGGCCATGTCTTTCCCTAGCCGAGTACAGGTGAGTATTCCGTGAGAATTATTTTCTACGCATACGAGGGCTTCGTTGTAATAAGTACCTAGTGCAAAGAGAATCTCAGCAAAGTAATCCGGGTGGACATGGGCTCGAAAAGTAGCAACTTGTCGTTTCTTAGAGTCCAGCACCTGAGCGACACTGTAGTCACCGCCGTTGACCAGTCCCATAGATGGGTCGGCTCCGATGCAGTAGCTTTCGCCAGGCACATGTTTACGCCAGGTCATAAGTTCACCACGGGCATTGTCGCGCCACTCTGAATCTTCCCAGGCTAATCTCTGCTCGAGTTCTCTTGTGCCGCTAAGGACGTTTACGAGCTGCTCAGGGTTGAACACGGGACGGCCTGTGTTTCTGAAGGCTAACTCTGGTGACGATGGATATTCCTGGTTGAAAAGGTCAAGACCGTTCTGCGCTATCTTTTTTCTACGGAACATAAGCTGCTCATTGTCTAGGTCATACTGTCCGGCTAAATCAATTTCGTCAGGCGTTCTTAGAAAATCGGATGTTGCAGGTTCACGATAATCAATATCGACAAACCAAGGGATGAAAACTGGAACATAGCCATTAGTGCCGTCAACAGCGCCTGCCCAGAGATCATGAAAGATTCCGGTAATGCCGTTTGCCGTACTTTCAATAAAAATAGCTGTACCAGGTGTATTTGGGACTGCCTGGGTGAGTCCGTTCCAGTTGTCGAGAGCGGTACTTTTTTGCCAGAATGCCAGCTCGGAGGCATGTACATGCGTAAGTGTTTCGCCGCGACCGATAGATTCTCCGCCAGCCGTTGCAACGACAAAACTACTGTCAAGAACATCAAAATTCATTTCCCTTCTGCTTGAGTATTTAGTGTGTGGTTTTAAGATATCAGGGCAATGCTCATGAAATCGTTTAGTCATGTCAAACAGTGCCCTGGTACTGTCAGCATGATGCGTAATAACCATAGCTTTACTGGCTGCGCGTTGGCTTACTGAAAAGTATAGATAGCCACCAGTGTAGGTGCTTAAACCTTGCTGCCGAGCCTTTAAGATTATTATTCTGACTTTGCCTTCGGCTGCTAATTGATCAGTGACGGCTTTGTCTAAGATTTTCTGTGCTGAGTTAAGTTTTAACGGAGCGATGTCTCCCGCCTTGGTTCTGATCTTTAGCGAAGCTTTGGAATAGAACCCAAACTCAGTCAGTAGGCGTTTCCGTATCTGTTTCAATTGTTTCATTTTGCTCATCACTAGTCTCATCCTCGATCAGTAAAGAGGCCAGGAAATCTTCAGCCGCATGAATTGACACATCTGATTTTGCTGCTGGCTTTGACTTGGTGAAGTCTAAAACCAGACGAGCGGCTGCTAGACGCTCTCGAGTCTCGCCAACCAGGCGCATTACTTCGACTGCGGTGAACAAAGCTTCCTTTTGGTACTCGTCTTCAATATCGTATTTCTCTGACATGATTTCAGTTATCCTTTTTGCATCTATCTTGGCCTTAGCCTGGATAGGAGCGATTGATTCTTTAGTATGGCCGTCACTTACACCGATGGGCCTCCCACCATTCACCTTAGGTTTATTTGACCACTGCCTTCTTAGTTCGCGGCCCTCGGGTGTCTCCATTAGAGTCGAGAAATAATGCCTCTTGGGGGCTTTTTGTGGACACACTTTTGGCTTTGGTGGGGCTTTTTTTCTTTGCTTGCGCGGGGGCGTTTCCATGTAATTCTCTCTCAATGATTTCAGAAATAGCGGCACGACTACCTTTGGAGTTATGGCAGAAAATATCCAGCGGTACATCAAACATTAACTCGGTGAGCATGGTTTGACGCTGGTCTGCGTTGAGTAGTTGAGTGGTTTTTATTTGTTCGACTTGAGAAAGGATTTCTAGGATATCTTTTACAGTTGCTTTCATCGGATAACTCTCCTTATTCGACTATGCGGTGAGTGCCCCAGGTTCTGGGGTAAGAGCCCCAGGGTTATTTTTCTCTTCTTCTTCATCATCCATAGCAGCAATGCCCGACATGATTATGGCCAGGATAGTTGCTATAGGGTTGGCGTGGAAAGAGACTGGGATTTTAGATGTATTAAAGTGGCCTCGGATTAACTTTGCAGTTTCTGGGGCTACCTTTTTCATCAAGGTTGGATTCATTACATATAGGATGACAGGGTCTACGGAAAACTCAGCGTTGTTACGCTTGTACTCAGTATAATCTGTGGAGGAATCAAAGTGGTCTTGGTAAATCTTACGCTTTATTTTAACCTGCCTTTCAATGCTTTTTCTAAATTCACCTCCCTTCTCCATCTTAGCGATCAACTCTTTTTCCCATTTGATAGGTGAGTCCCGCAAAAATGTTGTGCCTAACTCAGGAGCATTCTCAAAGGAAACTTCAATCTCATCTTGGATAGCTTCAATTTCGGCGCGGATCTTACGGGCGCTTTCTATTTCCTGTTTACTAGAGCCGCCCCTGTCAAGTGCGATACCTAATGTCTGAGCAATTACACCACGGAGGCTTCCACTATTAGCATGCTGATAACCACTACTTTGTGGATGAAAATTAGACATTGAGTAAGAGTCTGCCTTAGCGTTACGGTAGTCCCTACTCTCAAGACCATGACCAATAATTTCGTGGATCATAGTAATAAGAAAGTTCAGGTTACCAATAGGTTTCCCTTGTTCTATGACGTTTGCAGCAAGAACTCGTGCTTCACCCTTGGAATCTCCGTAGTCCAAAAAGTTACCAATACTTGTGTCATTTTGAGATTTTCCAGAGGCCGCCTGATAGTCTCCTCGATTATCAAATATCCTAGGAAATATATTTAGGACTTCGGCGATCTGAATAATGTCGGCTTCGGTACTGACACCTTTTTCAAACTTACTGCCAGGCTTACCGATGGCTACTTCGAGAATCTCCTGAGCCTTGTCCATGTGATTCTTAACTTGAACCACTGTGGGTTTAGCCATCTTGGGGATTACATCGGGCTTCCCGAATGGGAGGTCCAGTTGTTGGCTGTCCCTTTCTAATGCTGGGACACCTAAAGCGCGAGAGTCAGTTAGCTGCGCGGACTCTGTCTTGTCAGGGTCGAACTGGGCGTTGACTGAGCGTATGTTTGAAGGCTCAAAAATAGCTACATGAGTAGAAGCGTCATCAGCTAGGCCAGCAGAGTCATTAAAGTTTAAAAACTTGACTCCTTTTAGACCATCTCTTTTGGCCGATTTCAGCTCCTCAGAAATTTCATCGGACACTCCAAAGTCGTCAAAAGACCTCCCTCTCATGTTTTTAATTCTAAGTGAATCATCGTTAGGGAGATAGACTGGGATTATATTCTGACCGTTGCGGCGCTCGGCGTTTAGGCTGGCTTCAAGTGCCTCTGCCTCTCCCAGTAAGGCGTCATACTTATCAAAGTCACCCTGTCTTTCGGCAGCATTAGCATCTTTAATTATTTCCAATACAGGCATGTTTACCGCAGTGTTATGCGCGTAACTTTGTGCTGTGCGGGAGCTGTCACTAAAGAAAAACGCTTGTTTTGCGGAGCGAGCCTCAGTAACACGCCCAAGCTCACCTTTTGAGAACGAGTCAAAGTCCGCGGCTGTTCCGTGGTAGTAGACAGTCGAAGTGTCATACCCTTGCTCTTCGGCTCTTTGCTTACGCTGCTCTGCAGTCTCCTCTAAAACAGGAGCAGCCAGACCACGCGAATCCATAGGCTCACTTAGGTCCTGGACTTCGTCCTGGGCAGAAAGAACCTGCTGCTTAGACTCCTGCTGCTGAACGACTCGCTCCATGTACGGACCAAGGTACTGATCGATAGCGGCTGCATCGACGTTTTTCTCTTGGAGCCGTGCATACATGCTTTCGAGGGTAGCAACCGGGTTTATACCTAAGTCTAACTGAAGGTCTTGGAGAGCCTTAAGTAAAAGAGCCTTGTCCACCTTAGCAACTTTGGTGTCTGCATTTAGCTCATCGGTAATTGCGGCTGCGGCCTTACGATTGTTCTCTATGCCACGCTGGTAGTTTTCTTCCTGACGAGTGAGCTTGACCTGGGCACCTTGTTGTGCAGCTCCGCGACCGCGCTCAATCCAATACTGCGGGTCTGGGTTAAGACGCTTCTTTAAGATAGAAATAAGCTGGTTCATGTCCGTAATTTGGCCGCCAGTTGTAGCTGAAGCCTGGGCTGCTTGAGCTGCTTGGACAATCTGCGGCTGATCATTCTGTGTAATTATTTCATCAGTCAGCACCATTATGGTTTCTACATCAACACCTAGGACCTGCGACATTTTCCCTACTGGAGACTGGTCAGACGGTACTCCGCCTTGATCATAGACATACTGATTTAGGTCGGCCTGGTCCTGCGCTTCTTGTGCGGTCTGTGCTTCTTGTTGAGCTTGGGCTTCTTGGGCTTCGCGTTCAGCTGCCTCTTGTGTCGCAATGTTTTCCATTCGTAGACTTGGTCCGGTAGGCCCAGGCATTCCCGGCTGGCCACGATTCTTTTTGACAAACCTGTCAACGACTGACCGCCTTCCGGTAACCTTGTCTATCATACGCCCTGTGCCCTGAACGGCTGCTTGGGCAAGCAGTGAAGTACCACCAGTAGATATGGCTGCGCTTCCAGAAACTAGAGGGCGCAGTAGGCGCTCTGTTGCAACAGCACCCTTGTCGTAACCAATTCCACCACCCAAAGGAGCGAACTGGTCTGTAATTTTAGACACACCGCCCTGGTACCCATCGTTGTGCAGCTGGGTAAGTTGGTTGAGCTGGCGCAGTACCATAAGTGCATCCTGGCCTTCCCGTGTATCGCCTGCCAGTGATTCGAGGGCTGCCATCTCTTGAGCGCCTACGGTGCTTTTTGTTTTATTGCGGCCTTCTCGATAGGCTGACGCTGCTAGTATTTTTTCAGAGACCTCAGACAGGGTGTCTTGGTCTGTTACAGCTACTCTAGACTTCAAATCCTTGAACAGCTGCTTCAGTTGCTCAGTGTATTGGATGTGAGCCTTGTCTACAGTTTCACGGGCTCCTTGGGATGACATTTTGTCGATATCTGTGAGGTCATATCCATTTGCTTTTGAAATCTCAGCCAAACGCTGTGCGAAAGATGCCGCAGCTTGTTGATCAGCTGGAGATCCGCTATTACTGCCAGAGACTAAATTAGTAGCGGCTCCTATAGTGCCTATGCCGCCCTGTGCAGCTACCGATGTGGTGCCACCAAGTACGGCGGCTTCTAAGGCTCTGTCACCCAGTTCCTGCGGAGTGTAATCGCCACCTCTGATGGCGGCTGAACCTATTGAGAGGCCCTCCTGGGCAGTCTCAGTAGCCGCCTCAATACCAGTCTTTTTAAGAACACTTGCTGCCGCGTCTGCAAAGCCTTTTTGTGCCAATTCTTCGCTAACTTGCTCTGCCGTCATTTTCATCAGGCGGTCTTTTGGTATTACTTTACCTGCACCAAATTTGTCAAGGAAGCCTATTAAAGCACCTACACCAAGAGCCAATTTCGCGTCATACTCACCCGTTTTTTCTTCTTGCTCAAACGCAGACTCACCTGCACCCATTGCTACTGCGCCAGCTGTGGTTACACCCCCAATAAGAGCAGCCAGAGGCATGGAAAACGGAGCAGTTACCGCAGCGGCTGCACTACCAATTAAGGCTGCGCCACCTGAAGCTGCGTTCTCCGCTGTTTTCTCTGCCGCCCAGCCAATTGCTGACCCTAGACCATCTTCGTTGTAGGTCTCTCTCAGGCTCTTGTTGTAGGTAGGCTGATAGCCTCCAGCAGCTATATCTTTATCCTGCTGTTCAACTACTTGAGCGCCATATTGAGTCAACGCATCGGAGCCAAAGACCTGGCCACCGGCTTCAATGCCCTTGCCTAGCATTTTTTGCGCCTGGTCAACTGAGTAGCCTAGCGCACCGTCTTTGGTGTCAGCCTTGTCCGATGCAACTTTTGCCTGGTAGGCAGCCATCGGGGTAACGGGTTGCTGTGGCTGCTGCTGGGGCTGCTGTGCGGTCCACTGGGATTTGTAAAGGTCATCAAGCGTCTGCGCTTCTTCGTAGCTGCCTTTCTTAAAGGCATTCTGTGCCGCTGCCTTAATCTCATCTAAAGTGTATTGTGCAGGCATAGGGGGAGTCTCATATTTTATTTTATGTTGTTCGTCATTGCGTCTGTTTGAGCTTGAGTCAATGCGGAAGGTGCCGTTGCAGATTGGCCAGACGGGCTAGTAGGTACATAGCCTGTAAAACCAATCTCAGCGGTAGCCGAAATCTGAACGCCATCCGAAATTCTTTGATTGATCTGTTTGAGGTAGGCTGATCGTTTAGTGAGCCATGCGATCCATACGCTTTCTTGGTCAGTCATTTTAGGAACGCCAGATTTGAACAGGGCCATTTCTTTGTCGGATATGGCACCCGAGGTCTTCGCAGTCTGCAATAGGGTGTCGCTGATAATGATGTCTTTGATGCGATATCTAAATGCTTCGCGCTCGGGATCACCTCCGAAAACTCCTTGGCTATCTTTTCCGGACTGTACAGTAGAATCTAGAAGGCCAGTTACGCTGTCCCCATACTTTATGAAATCTTGTATGGCTTGGTCATACTTCACTTGAGTGTCGTACATGTTCTGGATTTCGGCTTGCCTTTCTAGAGCGGCAGCATTCGGAACTTTTCTTGCATTTGCCTGCTCTCTGGCTAATTCGTCCTCACGCATCATGCGAGTCTGGTCTCGCTCTATATTCTTTATTTCACCAACCGTTGTACCCATCGCGCCTACCTGCGCCATTCCACCTTTAGAACCCGCAGACATGATGTTGCCTCCATACCTGCCCATCTTCTCACCGAAGGACATCTCGTACCCAGGGAGACCAGGAGTTTTCGGATGCTCTGCGCCAGGCATTTGGGTGCCGTCAGGCATGGTGTGTGTTGGCTCTGCCAGTACACCTGGCATTTTGGGTTCTTCATTATTTTGAGTAAGGATAGGGTTTCCAGCTACTGGGACTTCTTCGGGAATTACTTTAGGCTCCTCACTAAGTGCGCCTGGAGCGGTAACAACGGGCTGGGGACCGCCCTGAGCAGGCCAATGCGTTGTGCCGTTTGGATCGACATAACTGCCAGGCATTGTGAGGATAGGGTTAGTGGGGTTAACTTTGTTGACATAGTTTGGCGGGACATAAGGTCCGTTATTGCGAGTCTTATTCCGCTGCTGCTGGAGCGCATACTGCGCGTAGGGGTCAATATAGCCTGGGGGTGAAAACATGCTCATGAGTTAAATGCCTTTGTGAAGTCATTGCCCATACCATAGCCGGATTGGAATCCACCAATAGTACTCATCATAGTATTAGGCTTCTCAACTGCTTCCATCGCCGTCGAGTCGTAGTCAGCGTTGTTCAATATTCCCTTCTGATATTTAATATTCTGATCAAGAGCAAAATCACGATTGCGGTTAAAGTAATCTCGGTTATCGTTAAGGGCACCTTGCTCGAAATTACGGAAATTATTACCTGCACCAACCATCATGTTGCCTGCCTGATTGATACCCTGCATACCCGCGCCAAAGCCTTGGTAGAGTCCCTGATTAGCTGACATAGCATCTCTAAATTGATTCTCTTGCATGCCCAGGTGACGCTGCATCTGCTGGTCATTGATCGAGGCAGACATGTCGGCGTAGCGATCTTGAAATCCACGTTGGGCAACAGCGTCTGCCATACCCGCACGGGATGAATTCATGTTGCCCTGGGAGCTTGCGGTGCGATTGATGCCAGGCAAGGTCTGCTCATTTAGCTGTCGGCTTGGATCACGCATAGCGGCATCGATCAAAGGCTGAGAAGTACCTAATGCATAGTCTTGAGCTGCGCCCATTCGGTCTTGGCTAGACCTGTCGTATAGGTCCTGGTAGTTATTCGCAAAACCTGCGGATGCATTAGCTATCCCAAAGGCATTTGCGCCCTGGGCAGCGCCAGAGTCACCCATGAAATTATTACCTTGGCGAGAATATGGGTTCATATCGGCGTAGGTCTTGCCCTGGTATGTGCCTTGTTCCAACGAGCTGTTCAGAGCGTCTTCGGACCGATCATAGGATCGCTGAATGTATGGCTCCGAAAAATTGTAAGAACGCATGTGGTTCTCGCGCTGCTCCTGAATGGCTGCACGTTGCTCTTTGGCAGATTTCCTACCTTGAATAGCGCCGTTGATTGCCATTGCGCCTGAAACTATTGATGCTGCTCCCATGATTAACCTCTTAAAGTGGGTCTATAATGTAGATTTCGCGTCCGATACCATCTGTACATTCGGCGATGATTAATTTTTCAAATCCCATCATTTTCAGAAACTTGAGATGCTTAACGCCGCCTTCTAAGACAGCAATTAGGGGGGATTCTCGAATAGACAAAAGAAGACGAAGGTCAGCCAGGAGTTGTTTTTTTATTTCCCGGGTGTACCGATAGACATCGCAGTGGATGACCGTGTGTTCGCCTAGAGTTTCAAATTTTACTTGGTAGTCTTGGCGTTCCATTACAGTTACTTTCATAATGGAATCCCAAGGAAGTTATGTCGGAGGAGTTGGCCAGACTATATCGTTTATCGATATGCAATCGGCGTTGTTAGCAGGTACATTGCGAAGGGCTTGTCGGTAGGTAGCCCAGGCTGATTGAACGCCAGCGTTAAAGCGTACGTCTTGGATTTGAGTCCAGTCTGACTCTCCAAGTTTTAGGTCTCGCTCATGACGCACATACACCCAAAATCTTTCAGAGTTAAAAGTCCAGGCATTGTCCACCCAGTCTTGCCACTGATTGGCTCTGGCCTGTCGGTCGAACCACTCTCCGTCAGAGAAGTATTTCGTGTTTATCAAGTCTTGAGCATCAGCCGCTGTCGCTACGGCTTTTGCTGTCAGGCCGTTGTAGACTTGGCCGTCCACATAATCAGAATCAGCACCCATCGACATCACATGCTGGACTTCGCCATTGGCTGCAACAAACGCATATTGAACTGCCATTTAATATCCTCTAGGTTGGGTCGTAGACAAGCTGATAGGTGAAGGTTCCGGTTCCTGTGGCTGAACCGCCGCCGGATATATATTTATGTTCTACAACAACATATGGAGTGCTTGCGGACGAGAAAAAATGATATCCCAAGGTAAATGTTTGTGCCGCCGAGTTCACGGGGAACCCAATCGGGGGTATGTAGTTCATAAGCGAACCATTGACAACCGCATAGATTTTATTGAAGTCAAGAGAAGCCGGCGGGGTATAAGTCACCGAAGAACCTATTGTCACTGTACCTACCGCAAGTAATCGGACACCTGTCATGCGGGTTGCGGAAAACAATAGTGTCGAGCCGTTCGTATCGTAAACGTCTAACCCGTACTCGCCCGATGATGGTGAGCCTACCCCAACTGATTGGTTTTTTAACAGCGCAGTCACAATGCCAGCAGTGTTCTGAAAGTTACTAGACGAAGTTGAAGTCTGTGAACCATAAAACCTGTTCAGAGTACCCATCGCAATAGGCACATACCCGCCCGAAGTGTAGACGGGGCTATTTACTGGCCTAGCTAGAATCAGATCACCAGCGACATACCCGCTTGGGGGATACGCCATCGCGGAGTATGCAGAAGTCGTTACATTTTTTAGCTGGGTATTCGGATAGCTTTCATTCGTATCTAATTGCTTCCTACCGTCAGCGTTAAAAATTTGCATTCCATATGCCATGCTTAACTCCTAAAAACGTAAAAAGGAATACTCTGAGAAGCTGGCGTTGATGCTGATGTGTTGTATCCAATCCTCAAGTTATTTGTAGATTTGGTGTAGTACCAGTCCGTCACAAAACCGGAAAACAAAGCTATGTTAAGACCTACTGTCCAACTATCATCATTCGCCATTCCAGTAATAGCAATGTCTACATAGCTATTTCTATTTACCGTAACAGTACCATGCGTCACCAACCTTAAAAGACGATCAGTGTTGCCCACTATTCTCTTAGTGCCTGCTGAGTTAAACACCTCAAGGCCGTAAGCCATCAGGAAAGGTTTCCAAGTTTTACTCTGAGTACACCACTAGCGTCAAAGACGGACATGACATCTGAGTCTATCTGGAGTCTCGCGCCGCTGGCCGCACTCCGAATATTTTTGATTGTGGCGTAACCGCCAGATACACCAAAGACTTCCACGCCTGCTTGACCGGAGGCATTGTTAGGATCAATGATTTTAAACTCGTCGGCTATGATCTTGAAAGTACCTGTAGTACCGTTATTATTTTGAGAAAAGCCAGTGATATAACCATTCGAATTTAACCTGACACCATACTTAGCTAACAATGTGTTGTCGGCTGCGACTCTTGCATTTTGCTCAGTCGTTACGGAAGCAGATACACCATTCACTGTTGACGTTAGCGAACTGACGCTACTTGAAAGGGCAGAGTCGGCGTTAGCCCTAGCCGTAGCTTCGCTACTTATTGCAGCAGCATTAGTGTTGTCACCAGAAGTGACGGTAGCCGTTAGGTTGGAAACTGTTGTCGCGGCTGCGCTATCCGCATTGGCTCGCGCTGTTGCTTCACTCGATATGGCCGCAGCATTGCTGTTGTCACCAGAGGTCACTGTAGCAGTCAGGTTGGAAACTGTGGTGGCTAACGCACTATCGGCATTGGCTCTGACCGTTAACTCATTCGATATCGCAGCAGCATTAGTCGAGTCCCCAGTAGCTACCGTAGCGGTCAAATTGGTTACTAAAGTGGCTAGAGCAGAGTCAGCAGAAGTTCTTGTGGTGGCTTCTTGACTGATAGCTGCTGTGTTCGTCCCGGTCGTGTTGGTGATGTCGATGATGTTTTGCTTTATTGTCGTAACGCCATCCTCGATTGAGGTAGTAGCCTGGCCATGTATCGTGAGGGTGTTCTCAAGTTGCTGGAGTTCATCGGCTATGTAGTTAGTCAAAGCCTCGTTTTGTATTGGGGGAGCTGGAGTGCCCAGGGTTCGACCAGGCATTATTCCCGTGTGGCGTACTTGTCCTGCTTGCTGCAATGTAGGGGCAGGTTTTCTCTTGTAAGTCTTTAAGGCTGTCATTTTAAATTACCTCCTGCCAGTGGTTTGCACATCTGCGTCAAAACCTATGAAGGCAAAATCTTTGCCGTCAGTGACCGTCATCTTGTAGCTTAAATAACGACCAGCAGCTCGGGAATCGATCTTGTGATCGGTGGTCCCATCGAAGGAAACAGTATCCAAATACACTGGGGCATTACCCTGGAGGTCCGAGGCACCTAAAGTAAAATCGAACTGCTTGTTCGAGCTTTCTGTAGTTACCTGGGGGTATATTCGAGTGACCACTTTATACCCGGCGACCGATGACAATTCGTCAAGATCAATGCCGACTCGTTCAACCTGGGGATTTTTGGTAGCCTCGGTATCAAGAGGAAAAGTTAGGTTGGAATTGAAGTCCGCAAGGTCAAGTCCATAGAGTTTGCTAGAGGATATTCCATCGGCTGTGGACACCTCACCCGTGAAGAGGATGTGGGTATTGAACTGCGCCTCTTGAGAAAAGTAGCTACCACCAATGGTGGCATAGCTACCCACGACAGTCGCGTAGGTCTCTGTAGAGTCCACGGTGCCCTGAGTACTCGAGCTAACATTAGGCATGTCTAGAAATGACCAGGTAGCATTTTTGTAGTTGTAGACTGCCGCCCGGTTGCATCTGTCACCAGAGGTGAACTCGGCCATGTCATCCCCGGAGGAATAACAAAAGTAGATTTCCTCGAGTTCTGGGTTGTGCTGAACGAAACACCTATCTGTCCTGGCCGAGTTTAAACCTGAGAACACATACTGCTTAACCTTCTCATCAGCTATCGATTGCTTCGAATGAGTGTCGTGCATATAAAGATCATTATCGCCAAACACAAAATGCTTGCCCTCGACTTCGACAACACAATTCTGATTCATGATGCCAACATCAGAGAATAGCTTCCTGAAGTTAAAGATGAAGCTGCCGCCCGTATATTCCATGAGCCATACTTGGTCTTGGCTATAGATAATGAAGTTGGTACCTAGGGCTAAACCATCAACGATGGGGGTCTTCATTTCGACCAGGTCATTAAAGCCAGCAGACTTTGTGGTGTCGGATGCATCCCAGGACCCTGGTATTGAGTTGGCCAAGGTGAGGTCTGACCACCGAACACGGGAGTTATAGTTAACACCCCCCTCGACGTTATTTAAAGCAATCAGGAAGTCACCATAGGACCTGAGTACCTCAGTCCTCCAGGTGGAATCCCAGTGTGTCAGGTCAGCAAAAGAGGAGCCCCCATTAGCCATATATACCGGAATCTTATCGTTTCGGTTGAGGTACGTTATGTCCGCTAAGGAGGCCCCCGTAAAACTTGCTGTGGATGCTGAGGTGGTACCTATAGAGCCCTGTCTGGATACTACTGAGCCATTGTTGTAACTGCGTATCTGGTAGGTGGGGGACACCATTATTACGTTTGAGAAGCCGCCCCCGGCTGCTGCGGGAATACCGTAGGTGAACCTGGGGATTACGCTGAGGCTACTTTTGATTGTTCGGAACACAGGACCGCGAGAGACTGCGCCCTGGTCAAACCTGACGTTCTTTGCCCGGGTGAAGGCTGCTACGGGCAGGGAGGCGGGACGTATATCTGTCACCACGCCAACGTCACCGACCCCGCGCACTGGGATTATATTTGCCATAATATGGAACCTGTTCCTGGTATCTAAAAATTAGGCGGTACGTTTCCACATATAGACTGCCAGGTAAGGCTGGAGAATACTGTGGGCAGCACCACCACCAGTGGAACTGGTGTCCGTAGAAGCAAAGCTGCTGGCCCCATTCTCTGCACCGTCAGAACCTTCACCCCGCGTATTCTCAATGGTTATGTTGTGGGTGTGGGCAGGCATCTCCGCTATCGTCAATGTATGGGTCTTACTGCCGCCAGTAGCACCCCCGGCGAAGTCGGTGTCTGACGCATCGAAACCAACCAGGACCTTACCCGCAGCCAATACAGCCCAGGTACCACCGAAGTGTGTCGCCGGGGAGGTAGACACAACAGAGGTATAGATGCTACCGACCGGGTACACGGTGGCCAGGGTGGCAGCACCGATAAGCTGGACGATCTCAGGACCCGTGATCCCAGATGCTAGGGTCGGGGCAGAGCCGTCAGACACAATAGCGGGGGTGGCATCAGTGACACCTAGTAGGGTTAACACTTCGGCAGCAGAAATGCCACTAGCCAGGGCGGGGGTAGAGCCATTGCTAGTGATAGCAGACTTGGTGTTTAGCTCAGTGTGGGTGGCGGTCACCGCCCCGGTCACTCCGGGGAAGGATGCCTTAATACTAGCTTTCAGAAGCCTCAAATGTTCGTCAGCCTGGCTCAGAGCATCGGTTGCAGCCGGGTTACTAATGTTTAGGCTATTGATGTAGGTGCCGGATTCGAGTGCCATGTTGGTTTACCTTAAGTGTTTTACTGAGGGAGTCCTGGGGACTTTTGTCTACCCGGGAGATTCTGAGGTCTGCTTGGGTGGTCTTTTTCAAATTTGGACGCTGCTTAAAAGAGGCCAACAACAACAACAACGACGAAGGGGTTAACCGTTGATTTTGAAATCGACTGGAGGCAATGGGCATGGGGGTCCATTTTCCAGCCAGGGAACCTAAAATTCTGAGCGATCAGGCCACAGGCCCCGTGTTACCTGGGTTCCTATGGGCAACGGATATATTATCCCTTGTCCGATCTTGGCTGTTGTTGCGAGTGATACACATTAGCATTTGATTCTTCTAAAAATTATTGGAATGACCCTATATTTCTTCTGTGAAAATGGGGACCTACCCATGACCACCCATGTCCACCTGAGTCCACCCATGTCCACCTGAGTCCACCCATGTCCACCTGAGTCCACCCATGTCCACCTGAGTCCACCCATGTCCACCTGAGTCCACCCATGTCCACCTGAGTCCACCC